TAGTTACCGTCCCTTAAGTAACTGCAGCAAATATCTATATATTTTCTGAATAAACAAATAAAAGTTATAAACAAAAAAAGAGGCCGACATTGCTGCCGACCCCACAAAACTGATAATATGAAAGAAACTTACTGCACAAATGTAATCAATCTTCTTTAGGCAACAAATGATATTTATTAACAATAGCATTCTCAACTGATTTAGGTTGGTATCCTAATACCACCATAAACCTACACATTAAGTCCAGTAACTCGTTTGCATCTGTTTCTTCAAGTGTTTCGCAGATGTATTTATTATCGTAGTGTTCGATTGTTATTTTCATGATTAATATATTTTTCCTTCAATAATTGTTTTTTGCAATACTTTATAATCCCCCTGCTTATCTATTTGCAGATGGATAAAACCATGACTCCAGTTATTATGTGCGCCCATATATGCAGGAAACAAATCACAAAGGCATCCACTCGAATAGCAAGAATATGGTTGCTCGCCAAAGTTCTTACCCATGTCTTTTGTTTCCCGATGAAAGTGGTTAATGATTGCAGACTTATTTAGCTTTAATCTTGCTGACCTTGCTGGGTTTACTCCTCCAGATGTCAACCCGATTTCGTGTCCGTGAAATATAGCCATGTGCTTGCCTGCATAAATAACTTGTTTGTCGTAAACCAGATGAATATTCAAGCTAACCAACTGCAATAAATCTTCTAACTTAGTGCCTTCAATATCCATCAACTCTGGTGCTTTCTGCATAATCCACTTTTCATACCTCGTGTCATGGTTTCCCAACTTGTAAACTATATGCTTATTCGGAAACATTGCCCTCAATCCTTTTAGAAATGTTCTGGCAGTATCTAATTCATAACTAACACTTCGCTTCCTTAAGTCCTTTTCGTGTCGGCTAATCAAAGAAAAGTCAATTAAATCGCCATTGATTATGATTGTGTCCACATCGTTTTCCAATCCATATTCCAATGCAGCAAATAATGCGGTGTCATCGTGGTATGGGATATGAATATCGCCAATGATTAGAATGTTCTTACTTGCAGTTGGCAAATGATATGGCTCTTTCTTTTCGGTTTCACCTTTTGGCAAGTCTTTTTTTAGCTTCTCAAGTTCTGCCCGAAAGTCTTTGTGCAGCAACTCTCTACTTCTATCGCCAAGTGAGCCTTTTAAAACTCTGATTTGAGTTCTTGCCTGCTCAACTGATAAATAAAACTTTGGGTACTTTTTAACAAATGCTTTAGCAAGGGTTAAATGAGGAGTGTTTGGGAATTTTAGCACCATTTCCTTGAGTGCAATTAGGTGAGGCTTTTCAATCTTCCTCTGTTGCGTTGGCTTCATATATATTTTTTAAGGAGTTGTAGCATAGTTCAATGGCCATTCGCCTTATCTCAATGACCCTATCTCTTTCCTTCTTGCTCATCATAGCAGTATCAATGGAATCAACCATTGCAAATGCGTTATAGGCTGCACCTATTATTTCAGAATCACTTTCACTATACACACCCTCAAATTCCAACTCATCTTCAGAATCCGATGTATTTGGTGCTTCCATTTTGTTTTATGGCTTTAAGTATTTGTTTTCTATTGCCAGTCTTTTTATACGAAACGTGAACCCAATCTGGGTTTGATTCATTGCCAAATTCCCAAATAAGTTGGTCAAAATCTAAATTATTTTTTATGTAGTCAAATAACTTCTTGTTGTCAGAAGTGGTGTCAATATCCATAGCCTGCCCATAAGAATGCTGACTTGTCAAACTACTTCCTGGAATTGCTAAGTTTAATGCTTTGCTGCGATAAAAAGAATTAATCTTTATTGGCTTGCCATACCATTCTCTAAGTGGCTCAAATACTTTTTCAGCCAACAAGTTCATGTTTTCTAAATGCTCATCAGTTGGACTATTGTCTATACCTTTGGCTTCACCTGTTGCTGAATATGTAGCCTCTTTCATTGTGATATGCTTTGATAAATTACTCATTGTTTTTATCTTTTTTATTCATCCATTTATCTACAGATGCAATACCAAATGCGCCCAATATGATAACCATAAATCCATCAAATATAAACTCGTTTATCACTAATGGGTTACCAAAGTAGCCTGTCAATAAATCCACGCCAAGTGCTATTACAAGCATAAAAAAAGCAATAAACCCTACAACTGCTTTCTCGTTGATAGAGTTATTGTCATCAAATAAATCTTTTAAAAATTTCATACAAGTATTACAATTATCAATATAACAATTTGTGCGGTTAAAAACACCCATCCATCTCTTGTAACTGTTGGCTCTTGTTTTACCACTTCTTTTATTCTTATTGTGTCAGCAGGTTTATTCTTTAATTCTTTTATCATTTCCCTCTGAACAAAGAATGTATCATTTATTGCCTTAGCTTGACTACGAGTGAACGTAACAAGTGTATCCCCATTAATTACTCTTATCCTTTGAGAATAAATTGAACTGCTCACCAGTATCAACAGGAACAGAACTAAGGCTTTTAATTTCATTTTGTTGAGATATAATAACTTCTTTTAATTCTTTGTTCTGGTTTTGCAAAGTTAAAACTTTTTCCTGTATCTTAACCATTTCCTTTTTTTGCTTCTCATCTGCTGCAACACAAACATTGGATGCTTTGGCAAAAGTCTGTTCGCTTTTTATAAGTATGCTATCCACTTCAACAACTTCTTTGGTTTCTGTTTTTGTTGCACCATAACCTATAAGCAAAAGAACAATACTGATTAATATGTATTTCATTTGATTTTCCCCATTTGAGTTAGAACTTCCAACTTGGTTGTAACGGATACCAATGCACTATCGGAACGCTTTAATGCAATGGTGAGTATATCTACTTTGCTCTCGAGTAATTCAATCTTTTGTTCATGTTTAGCAATCTGACTTTGATAATTCATTTTACCATCAACATATAAATAACCAATAGCTATAAGAACAATAAACAACAACCCTTTAACTGGGTCTTTAGAAAATTGCTCAAATGAAATAGGCATCCCTAAATTACCTGCCTTGTCCGTTATATTCTTTTTTGCACTCATGTTTGTTTAACTTCTTTTTAGCCATGCCTGCTTTTCGCTTGCCAAAAGATTTCTTTATATTCTGTTTATTGCTGCCCTTTGCCATTATTTAAGTGTAATTAACCAATCGCTTGTTAGTTCAATTAATTCATTATCATTAAAGAAATCTGTTACATAATCTAAAACAGGCATCGCCCATAAATCTTTTTTTGGATGTTTACAAGCATCTAAATCAGCATACTTTACGGCATTCCCACAAATACCTGATTCTATTATCTCATCATTCTTTGTGTTGAAATCTTCAATATTGTTATAAATTACATACTTCATGGCAACGATGGATATTTAACTTTCCAAAAATTAGTGTAATCATTTGCAATCTGTGTGTCATTTAATGCAGTTCCAGTAAATGCGACAATATCCCCAAATTGTCCAAAGCCTTGCTCTGCATTAATTGATTTGTAATTATAAGCAGTTAAAGGTCTTGCAGTAGACATATTTTGATTAACGGTTTTGGTTGATTTTAAAACCCCATTTTGATAATATTTTAAAGTAGTTCCACTTATTGTAATATGATGAACACACCATGTATTCAAAATTGGAGTTGCTGATATTAAAATTTGTCCACCATCAGTACTTGTATAAAATTGAATAAAACCGCTTCCAACAAAAAACTGAAAATTATATAAAGTTGCCGTAGCAGTCGCTTCTGTGAAATATGTTAGTCCTCCTGTGTTATAGTGAACAAATGCAAAAGTACCTCCACCATTAAACACACTTGCATCAGTTGCTTTGTATATTTTTTGATTGCTTATTGTAGCCTGCATTGTAGCATTTCCATTCAAACCACTTGCTATATATCTTGGTCTTTGAGCAGCAGTTGGCTGAACAAAACTATCAGATATTCCTGTTAATGGTATGGTATCAACATAATCAACCCCACCACTATTCGAGAAAGTGGCATTGTTCATGTTTGCCCACCAAGTATAAACACCTGCAAATGGACTTAAAGGCGCACCACCATAAACTCTTGGCCCTACTTTTGGAAACTTCCCTATCATAGATAAGCTATTACGCTACCAGAAGTTAAAGTTACTTTTGTAATTTTTTGCGTTGGGTCAGTCGGCAAATACATGCCTGCCTTTACTGTCTTAGCAGATAAACCTTTGCTGCTCAATACAGATACACCGCCAATTTCAAGTGCAGAAAATACCGCATCCTCATTGATAACCAATGATTCCCAATATCCATTGTTCACACCTGTGCCAGTTAGCAGAACAAATCCGCCATTTCCACTTATTTTATCAATTCCTGTTGCCATGATTATTTTTTATTAAATAGATAAATTTCAATTATTTGCTCGGAACAGAACATCTATCCCTTGTCTGTGCAAGTTCAAAGTTTAAGGTCATGCGCCATCCGTTTACGATGTCAGGGTAGGCTTCTCTTACAGGCTCAAGGCTTACATTCTGCTGAATAAGAAAATAGTCCTCATTGTCTGGGTTGCTCATCATTGCATATAAATCCTGTGCAATCGACAAACAATCCGAAAAAGTATCTCTTATATTGTCCTCGTTTGTTCTCTGAATATCCAACACCTGTATAACCATAGGCAATACCAATGTTTTGTCCGAGATTGTGGCAGGTGCAATGTTTGCCACCACTAATGGATATAACTCTTGTTGAGTTGAAATCTCACTGTCCTCTCCGAATAGAAAACTTGCCACTTGGGCATGCTGACCGCAGGCTTCTTCTATAAGGTTTAATATCTTGTTTAGCGTTGTGTATTGCATTGAGGTATTTATATAATTTCTCGATATTTGATTTATGTACACCTTTCATATTAGCACCAGTAACAAGGTTTGCGAGCCATCAATGGTGAGTGTGGAACTCCTCTAAAATTGTATTGACCTTCACAACATCCATCGCCATCCAACACCATACCAGAATTATAGTTGTTCATCTTTGCTAAGAAGGTATCAATCTCCACATTTGGTTGGTTTAAGAATAACGGATATTGTTCTTCGTTAGCTAACAAATATTTGGTCAACCTCTGGGCATATTCCTGTGCATTGTTTGTTGCCTCATTCTTAATGTATATCAACTCATCCAATGATGCGGGATTCATATTGTCTGCATTCTGCACACCTACTGCCTTGTTGAACATCTTATATGTCATGTGAATTAATAACTCTGCCCTTGTGTACCAAATCATGCAAGGAGTGATGTATAGGTCAAGCAATGTTTTATTCAATGCTGACACATTATTTACCCTTACTTGGTCTATTATCTCATTGAATAGAGATGTGCCTAATATGGGTAAGATATAGAAGTTCTGAACGTGATAGATAGTTGGTGTAACAACCTTCATATCGACGTTGTCCTGCAATACACTATTTTCTTTTAATGTTGCTTCGCTTAGAAGCATTACTTTTACTGCCATTATCTTGCTCTTTTAACTAATTCTTGTTTCCAAACGTGCCTGCAATATGGAACATTAACACCTTTCTCTGGGTCATGATACCAACCGCCACGCATACTGAATGCATCATATCCTGCTATGCCATACAACTGCCCCAAATCCCTGCTGATATTATCAATGTCCTCACGGCTAAAGTAACGTGGATTTGAAATCATTGCTCTGCAAAAATCTCGTGTCCTACCATTTGGCAATATTGCAGGCTCACCTGCTTTATCAGGGTTTAATTCATACCTATATCGGATGAACAATTCCTCGAAGTCAGGAACTTTTTTTTTATCGCCTTTATTTGTCAGGCTTATACCCTTATCTGATAGCTTTATTAAACCTTCAGCAGTCAGGGTTTCAAGTGCATCATCAATCTTTGTTTTATCTGTGTCGAATATCTTAACCAAATCCTCTGCCGTTACATCGGGAGTCTTTTTGATAATATCCAAAACACCTTCTTCCAACTTAGATAAAAATTCTTGCCTTGATGCTATGAACTTTTTTGTCTTTACCGATACAAAGTTTTCAATCGGCTCACCATATTTGGAGAATACAGAATAGTCCAACTCATCATTTTGCTTTTTTGGTTCTGAATTAGAAAATCCCGATGGTGCAGGTGCGCTATTTGGTAACACATCACCTCCTGCAAGTGGTGGTTTATTTACGATTGCCCTTATATCGTTAACTGTGAGTGAAGTCAACACCTTATTTGCTACAATCGGACTCAATGAGTTCAATGAATCTGTAATGTCTTTGTTTACATTAGTAGAAATATCCAAAGGTTTGCGACCTATAATCTCACGCATTTCATCTTTGGTTAAGATTTCACTCAATACTGTTTCATTAAATGAAGGCATTACAGGCTCAACTTTCTTAATCTGTAACTTGCCTTTAACAGGTGCAAAAATGTTATAAATCTTTTCCTGTATTTCCTGTTTTGGCGAAATATATTTGTTTTGGAATAAGTGAAAAGCATCAATCATTTCGTTTCTGCCACCCAACTGACCTTCTACTCGCACACCGAAAAGCATAGGGGATACCACCTTGTGTCCGACAAATATTTCCTCTTGAATGGTTTTGTTTAATGCCTCATATCGCTTGTCAAAGTCATCGCCATTTAAGTTTAAAACTTCTGGTGTTCTTGCAGGGTCATCAACAAAATCAACAACCATACTGCCCGCTGAATCTGTGCTTGTAAACTTTGCCTTTAACTGCCTTTCGGTTTTCTTCATCTCCTCATCCGAAGGTACCCCATTCTTGAAAATTATAAACTTTGCGCCCTTAAATCCGTTCTGAATTTCTGCTCTATGGAAGTTGGCAATCTCTGCATCGGTTATGATTGCAGGAACTGCCCCGATATATTCGGGCAAAGTGTAAGTCTTTAAACCCGGCCTGTAAGACTTGTAATAAAATATGTAAACTTTCTGCTTTTTGCTTGGGTCATACGCAGGCAATGTTTCATACTCATCAGGCTTCAGATTCGCCTTATATGAGCCATCAGTATTCACCCAAAAATCAGAAATATAAAACTCGGAATTTTGTTCGTTGCTTCTTACTCTGCTATAATCCACATGGTATAGTTCAGCCAACTGCCCTGTTTTATCGCATACACCTTTAAGATAAAAACCTCCATAAAGAAGTTCATCCAATGCGGTTTTAGAAAGCAAATCATTGAGTGTTTCATAAGGGTTAGGATTGTCAATAAATGCCCTTAATTGTGCTTCTGCTTCACCTTCAATCCCTGTTGCATCAAATGTCCATCCCTGACCCTTTATGTATAATTGTTTATCGGTACAAATAGCATTGTGTTTTGCCGACCTATTAAACAAGGTTGTAAGGAATTGCGGATAGTCATTGTTCTCGCCATAAAAAACCCACTTTTGTTGAGAGCCTTTTCTCGGCTCTACAAATGCAGGCACTTTGTTGTTTTCGAAGTCTATTTTTATAAGGTGCATTAGCCTACTATTTTAAACCAAATCACAATATCAGCATCGGTGTCTGCATTGTGTCCAGTAAGTTGAAGATTTGCAATATGAAATGTTACCTGATTTGCAGTTGTTTGATAATACATAACAACTGGTGCGCCTGAGCCTGCATACTTAATCTCAAAATCAAGTACAGAATTGGTCGTTATATTGTTATTGTTAAGTATAAAATTAGCAAGGCTATTCTTTACAATACTTTGAGTAAATGTACAAACACCGCTTGTTGTATTTAATACAACAGAATTTGTGCCACTCGCAGTATTTGCAGTATTTAAAACAGGTTCTTTTGTTGCCCACTTATCAAAGTTCTCTAACTTCAATGGGGTGATTATCTTTGCATCATCTGTGCCTGCATCCGCTTCACCTTGTGTTGCTATTTCTGCAAGTCCTGCAAGTGATTCACTCGCAACAACCGAAGCAAGCCCAGCAGGTGTTACTGCTCTTGTTGTATCGCTTCCTGTTTGTGTTTCTGCATTAGTTGCTAATTCAACAACTCCTTTTGCAGTTGTGGATGCCGTCAAATAACCCTGCAAAAAAGTTGAAATCTTGGCAAGTGTTGTCTTGAATGTTGTCGAGCCTTGCACCATCGGAAACATATCTCCGCTTGCATTGGCTGAAACAAGTGTTAATTCGCTTATTCTTTTATCGCTGCTCATAGTTGTATTAAATATCCATCTTCTTGTAAGATGTACGCATCATCTTCTTGTACCCT